AGACCTTTACGATATTATAAAGGCGAAGGAAAGCCATCCGACGCTTGGGTTGCACAACAAGAACGTGAAATACAATATTTTAAACACATGGGACACTAATGAAAAATTTTCTTGGGCATGATGGATTCATTTGGTGGATCGGAGTAGTAGAAGACATTGATGATCCTTTGACTCTTGGTCGATGTAAAGTTAGATGTTTTGGATACCATCCCCCAATTAAAGAAAATTCTGTTCCAACAGCAAATTTGCCATGGGCGCTCGCAATTCATCCATTAAACACTCCAAATCTATACGGCACACCAAGAGTGGGAGAATGGGTGTTTGGGTTTTTTCTTGATTCCGAAGCAGCACAAGAACCTGCGATTTTAGGATATATTCCAGGAATTCCTAAAAAAGCATCAGAATACTTTGGAGTGAAACCAAATCTAACTAGAAACTTTAATACAGTTAAGCAAAAAGAATCAGTTGTTTTGGATGTGAATGGAACAATAATTGAAGTCTTAAAAAATGGCAATCTAAATATAAAAGCAAATACACACTTAACAATATCTTCAAACAATATTACAATTTCTGGAAATTCAATTTCAATATTTGCAAACAATGCTTTAAACATTAGTAACACTATCAATATTACTAAGGAATCTACAGGAAATACAATTCTTATTAAAGAAGATTTACTAAGAATTAAGAATACCAAAAATCAAAACGACACAATTAATATTAATGAAGATACTATTACTATCAATAAACAAAAAACTAATATCACTAGTGAAATATTAACTATGGCTGGTAGTACCGCATTAAGTATTACAGACTCTCATAGTTCATTTACACCAAGTTCTATTGATGCAGCAATTGAATTAGCTAAAACATTACCTATTCCAAACTAACCCCTTGACGGTCAACACACTGATATTAACACTTGTCAAGCACTTTGTCAAATTTAAATTAAGGATACTATTATGGCAAATCACGATAATCTAGTTAGCATGTTTGAAACTTATCTTTCTGAAAATCAAAAGTTTGAAGAAAAGGGAAATAAAGCTGCTGGCACAAGAGCAAGAAAAGCATTAGCAGAACTTTCAAAATTAGCAAAAGAGCGAAGAAAAGAAATTCAAGAATTAAAGATTGTAGAAAAATCAGAATAAATAATACATATGGCTATTGTAACTTTTTTTAAAGATTTGCCTTTAGATTTTACCCCTCATCCTGTGAGTGGTGACATTCGTCCAGTTATAAATGACATTGCTGTTAAAAGATCTATATTAAATATAATTAAAACTCCCAAAGGATCTAGACCATTTTATCCCGAATTTGGATCTTCTATTAATAGTTTTTTATTTTCAAACAGAGATCCATTTTTTGAAGATTCTTTAAAAGACATGATAAATGATTCTCTTCTTCAATTTGAACCTAGAATTGATGTTCTTAGAGTGGAAGTCATATATGATCAGAGTAATAATGACACAGAGGTTTATGTAAAAATCGAATATAGAATAAAAAATACCAATTTAAGCTCATCAGTAACAACATCAATTACCAAGGTTTAATAAATGGCTGCAGATAATAATTTGAAAGTAAGTGAGTTGGATTTCAACTCAATCAAAATTAATTTTAAAAATTATTTAAAATCTCAGGATGAATTTAGAGATTACAATTTTGAAGCATCTGGTATTTCAACTCTTCTAGATTTACTTTCTTACAATACATATTATAATGCGTTTTATTTAAATATGGTCGCATCAGAAGCATTTCTATCGACTGCACAAAAAAGAAATACTGTTGTTAACTTAGCTAAATCGTTAAATTATATTCCAAGATCAACAAGCGCAACTAAAATTTCTGGAACAATTACTGTAACTACAACAAATTCTCCAACATCAATTACAGTACCAAAAAATACAGAATTTATTGGCGAGATTAATGAAACAAGATTTAGTTTTTTGACACAAGAAGCGATAACAGTTTTTCCTCAAGAAAACTACACTGGAAATGTGACATTAAAAGAAGGAACAAATATAACTAGAAGATATGTTGTATCTTCTATAGACCCAGAACAAAGATTTTTAATACCTAATCCAAATGCAGACACTTCGACAATTTCTGTTCGTGTAACAAATTCAAGTGCTGATAGTACAACAAGAACATTTATTCAGCCAAATAATTTAATCGAAATTAATGAAAACTCTGAAATTTATTTTTTAGAAGAAATCGAAGATGGTCAGTTTGAAATTAAATTTGGAGATGGGATGTTTGGAGTTTCTTTAAATGATGGAAATATTATTACTATTGAATATCTAGTAACAACCGGCAAAGATGCAAATGATGTTTTAAATTTGACTTATACAGATTCTATTCTTAATGTGGTAAATATTGATTTTTCTGCTTCAGATCCATCATCTGGAGGATCTGACAGAGAATCAATTTCATCAATTAAATTTAATGCGCCAAAATCATATGAAGCGCAAAATAGAGTTGTTACTGCTGACGATTATAAAACTCTTTTATTGAAGCAGCCTACTGTAAATTCTGTAATTGTGTGGGGAGGAGAAGATAATGATCCTCCAGAGTATGGAAAAGTTTTTATTGCAGTTAAGCCAACTGTAGGAAATTCTTTGACAGCTACAGAAAAAGAAAATTTAATTAGAAGTGTAATAAAACCAAAAAAGATTTTGACTGTATCAACAGAAATTGTTGATCCTGAATATATGTACCTCTTAATTGATATTACAGCAAAATATAACTCAGACGAAACATCTTTGACTGAAGGCGATTTAATTTCTTTAATACAGAATGTTGTTAGTAATTATAATGCAGTAGAAATTAATTCTTTCTCAAAATATTTTAGATTTTCAAAATTAAATCGCTTAATAGATTTTGCAGATCGATCAATTTTAAATAGTGATTTGTCTATATCGATGAGAATCGAACAAAATGTAAGTTTAAATTTGCCGACAAGATATGAAATTAGTTTTTCAAATCCTATTGATAATTCTACAGAAGGAAGACCATCAACACATCCATATGGCTTTGGGAACAAATTAACATCAAATTCATTCGTATACAACGGCTTTGAGGACTGCTATCTTGAAGAAAATAATGGAATTCTTAGAATTTATAGATCAATTCGTGGTTTAACTGTTGGAGTATTAAACACCGCTGGAACATTAGATTATACAACTGGAAAAATTATTTTAAATTCATTTGCTCCAAGTTCATTTTATGATGGCAGTAGCACTTTAAAATTGACAGCAATTCCAAAAAACAAAGATATTTTACCATTAAGAAAACAAATTATTCAAATTCGTGATTCTGATGTAACTATAACTATGTTAGATGACAAAACAATCAACTTATTAAATAGATAAAAATGTATACTCCGAAGTTCAATCCATCTCTAAAGGTTGACTCGTTTTTTGGAAATAATTTCTTCTCAGAAAACGAAAAATTTACACTTTTTTTAAAAGCATATTATGAATGGATGCAAACTACAAAAATCACTTTTATCAATAAAAGTGGAAATTTTATTCGAAATGAAACTATTGTAGGACGAACTAGCAAATCTACAGGAATAATTAAACAAATTGCAGATGGTGAGTTAATTATCTCATTGAAATCAGATTTGCCTTTTGAGCGTTACGAAACGATTGAGGGCAAAACATCAAACGCCACTGCAACAATTAAAATTGTCAAAGATAACGTAATAAGAGAAAGTGGTCAATTATTAGACAATAGAACTATTGAATATTCTATAGACAAATACACAGATTATCTTAGAGAAGAATTGTATGAAAGTATACCAAAAAATTATTATGGAAATAAAAGACTTCTCGCTCTAAAATTTAAAGACTTTTTTGAATCTAAAAGTAATGAACAGTCGTATCGGTTTTTGTTCAAATTATTATATGACGAAAACATAGAGTTTTATTATCCCGGCGAAGACGTTTTAAGAATATCTAACGGGAAATTTGAACAAACACAAATAATTCGCACAGTTGTTACAAGTAGAATTTTTGAGTTTTTGGAAAAGACAATTCGTGGAGTAGACTCTGGCGTTTTTGCAAATGTCATAGATATTAAAAAATTTTTTATAGGATCAGAAGAAGTTGCTGAGATGACGCTCAAATTATTGAGTGGCAAATTTCGCGCCAACGAAATGATCGTAGATGTTTCTGATGAATCTTTAAGAACCACAGTTTATGGAATAATTTCAGGATTCGTTATCAATGATGGTGGATCTGGATATAATGTTTCAGATAAAATTATTATTTCCGGTGATGGAAGCGAAGCTGAAGCTATAGTATCATCAGTTCAACAATCTCCCGTTAGTTCATTAAAAGTAAATTCAATAGGACATGGATATAGATTAGGAACACAAGCATACATTGATAATTCTGGAACTGGTGGGTCTGGATTAATTATTCAAGTAACAGAATTAGCAAATACTTACACCGCGACGATTGACACAAACACATATACTCTTGGAGAAATCTCTAAAGTATCAATTATCAATCGAGGATCTAATTATTACAAAAAGCCCACAATAACTTTAGAAGATGCGATAATTTCTTCTGCGGGACTTTTAACAGACAAATTAATTACAATTGCTAATCCAGGAACAAATTATGGTGTAGGAAACACTTTAATTTTTACTGGCGGTTCTGGTACAAGTGCTGCTGGTATTGTCGCATCTGTTATTGAAAGTTTAACATTTGATCTTTTGTTTGAAGACGGATTTCAAATGAAAGCTGACGGAAGTTATTATGATATTATTAAAAACGAAGATTGGAGCGTTAAAGGTCCAATCAAAAGATTGGAATTAACAAATTTTGGAACAGGTTATACATCAACAAGTTTACCATTAATATCAATTTCGACTACGACTGGGTCTGATGCAAGTTTAATTGTTACTGGAATACAAGGAACTAGTGCAAATGTTTCAGTAGACGCTGCTAATAATATTGCTGGGATAGGATCTATTAGAGCTTTACAAATTAAAAATTTCGGTATAAAGTACACAACTGCAACTGCAAGTGTGTCTACAATTGGGGATGGAAATGCGGTTTTAACGCCAATAATTTCTGGTTTAGGTATTAAAACTGGCGAATGGACGAATGATGACGGAAAAGTTTCATTTAAAAAAATTCAAGATTCATATTACTATCAAGATTTTTCTTATGTTATTAGAAGTGGATTAAGATTTGCTGAATATTCTGCAGCTATAAGAAGAATAATTCATCCAGCAGGATTGCAGCCTTTTGGTGAAATACAAATCTTTAATCATATAGATGTAGAAGCATTTTTTAAATCTAATATCACTAAAGCTATTGCTAAAATTGTTTACAATCTTGTTGTTGGTATTATTAATTCTGGACAAAATTCAAGACATACTGTAATCATTTCTCCTCCAGTATCAGATTTAATTTCTAATCTTGCAAATACGAATTATTCCATATTAACTGGCACTAGCTATATCAATTCTTCGATATTTACTCCAAACATATCTACACTTTCATATCAATATCAAAGTGATAGTGATGTTCGATCAAATTTTATACCACAATCCACCAACCTATTTTTAAGTGGTTCGTTAATTGATTTAAGTAATCGAGCTGATAGTGAAATAACTAAATACAGTCTAACTCCCGGAACCGTTTCTTCGACGAGTGTCAACTATTCTGGATATCAAATTAGTCAATTTGCTAGTACGTCAATTTTCAATCTCTCTCAAGCAAAAATTGGTACTTTACAGTCTGCAATAATTGGAGTTGGAACAAGTTTTACTACAGAATTTATTCCGGGAAGTACTATCACAGCAAATAATGAATTTTTTGTAATAACTTCGATAGCAAATAATAATTTAATGACGGTAAATCAATTTCCTTCAAGTCCATTTACTAATATTCGCATTTATAAGTGACCAACATAATTTTAATCACATCAAACAACAAAATTTATATAAATGAAAAAACATTTTTATAAATAAATAAAATTATCAAAAAGGAGATATTTACATGCCATCAATCGTGACTACTAGATTTAGAATTCATAATGCAGAGCAGTTTGTAGAAGCATTTTCCGAAAGTTCAAGTGCAATCATGTATATGTTTATCGGAAAAAATACGCCATTTCCAAACGACAATTTGCCCCCAACTCCAGTAAATTCTACTGCAAACATCGAATATACTCCTTGGAGAGATATGCTTGGAGCAAAGAGAATTGCAAGTACAGATCTCACACATGCAATTCCAAGATATGATTGGACTTCCGGAACAGTTTATGTTTATTATGATGATGAAGATACCAATCTTGTCGAGAGTGACAACTTTTATGTTATTACCGATGATTTTAACGTTTATAAATGTCTTTGGAATGCCGGAAATACTGCTTCTACTACAAAGCCAACAGGAACAAGTGTAACCCCATTCACAACTGCAGACGGATACATTTGGAAATACATGTACACAGTTACGACAAGTAGAGCTATTAAATTCTTAACATCAACTTACATTCCTGTTCAAACATTAACTTCTAACGACGGAACAACTCAATGGAACGTTCAAACTTCAGCGGTTAATGGTGGTATTCACGTTGTTAGAGTAACTTCTGGCGGGTCTGGATATGGTAGTGCACCTGCTGTTACGATTACTGGAGACGGTACAGGAGCAACTGCAACCTCGACAATTTCTGGCGGTATTGTTACTGGGATTACAATTACAAATCCTGGGACTGGATATACAAGAGCAACCGTCACATTTGCATCAGGATCAGCCGCAGCAAGAGCAATTATTTCTCCTAGAGGTGGACATGGATCACATGCTGTTGAAGAATTGGGCGGCAAATATATAATGATCAATACTAGACTTGACGGAAGTGAATCCAGCACAATTACAACATCTAACGAATTTAGACAAGTTGGCATTGTTCGCGATCCCTTTTTATATGGAACAACTACTCTCGCTACAGCATCTTCGTATAGACAAACATTTAGATATACGCTAACTGGCGCTTCGGGAACATTTAATGTAGATGAAACTGTTACTAGTGGGTCGAATACGGCATCTCTAGTGGAATACACTGCTCCGAATTTGTTCACGACATTACCACTCAATTTACCGTTTGCTACTTCAGCAAGTGTTTCTGGTGCCGGTGGTGGTAGCGGAACTATTTCTTCGATTTCTACTCCAGGACTTCAACCATATTCTGGCGATATCATATATATTGAAAATAGAGTTCCTATCGCTAGATCAACAGATCAAATTGAAGATATCAAACTAATTATTCAGTTTTAAGTTAAAATAAATGGCTAATACTACTCCCGGCGGAATCGATTTTAACACCAGTCCGTATTTTGATGACTACGATGAAGATAAAAAGTATGCAAGAATTCTCTATAGACCTGGTCGTGCAGTCCAAGCTAGAGAACTTACGCAAGCACAAACTCTTCAACAAGTTCAAACAAAACGTTTTGCAGAATATTTTTTCAAGCAAGGCGCATTGGTTGATGGATGTGAACAAAATTTAGATGTAAGATCAAATTTTGTAAAACTCCAAACACTTTACAATGGTGCGGAAGTTGATGTTCAAAATTTTACTAGAAATGTGGTTTATGGCGCAAATAGCGGCATCAAAGCATATTGTGGATTAGTAACTAACATTGAAGGTAATGATCCAAAAACTTTATTTGTTAGCTATGCCACAAATGGCACTCAAGTTCTTACTGTAAATGTTGCTCCTTCTACACTTCAGGTTGGAAATAATATAACATTCTCGACAGGAAATACTGGAACAATTGAAGCATGGTACACAGATCCAATCACTGGTGTAAATAGAATTTATGTTTCAAATACTTCCGGAACTTTATCCGTAACAACAGCAACTACTCCACTTAGCACAGGCAGTATTCAAGCCCTTAATATTACTAATGTAACCGACTATACGTCAAATACTAAATTTTCTAACTCGGAAACAATTTTTACATCAAACACAATTGGTAGATCATACGCAAGTGCCGCATTAACAAATGCTACAAGAAATATTGTTGATGAAGGACTTTCGACAGAAAAAATTTATGAATACGGTTCTAAGATTACAATTGCTGAAGGCATTGTTTACGTTGCAGATCATTTTGTTAAACATTCAACACAATCGATCATTCTAGACAAATACACAAATACGCCATCTTATAAAGTTGGTCTAGTTCCGGTCAAATCATTTGTCGATTATATTTCAGATCAATCTCTTGTTGATAATGCACAAGGAACTCCAAATTTTCAAGCTCCTGGAGCAGATAGATTAAAAATTGATACGGCATTAATTAAAGTTGCTTTAGATGAAATTACGGATGAAAATGAATTCATAACACTTGTAGAAATTGAAAATGGTATTGCTAGAAAAAGAAAGCTAATTACTACAGATAGTAAAATAGAGGATATTTTAGCGAAGCGTACACAAGAAGAATCTGGGAATTACACTTTAGAAGACCCAATTGTCACCATTCGCGAACATCTATCGAATGGAGACAATGGGGGCAGATACACATCTACAGAGGGTGGAAACACCAATTTACTTTTAGTTGAAGTCGATCCATTTACATCTTATGTATCTGGATATAGGAATCAAATTATTGCAAAGACGCCAGTTGAAATTGAAAAGGGACTTAGTACATCTTATATACAACAAACTAAGACTCAAATCAACTATGGACAATATATTGAAGTTAAAGAATTAGTCGGTGCATGGGATATCATGGAATCAAAAACAATTGATTTATATAATACTGCACAACTAGCAATTACAAATTTGGCACACTCTACAGCAACTGTGACTGGAACTAAAATCGGTACAGCAAGAGTCCGTTCTATTGAATATGTAAGTGGAATTAAAGGCACATCAGACGCAAGATATTATCTATACTTGTATGAAATCACAATGAATTCTGGAAAGAATTTTTCAGAAGTTCGTTCTGTTTATGATTCCACAACTCCAAAACGTTTTGCTGATATTGTTGTTACAACAGCGGGAGCTGTATTACAAGAAACATCCTTTAACACGATGATTTTTCCTTTACCATATCAAGCAATTAAAACAATTAGAGATTCTTCGCAAAATATTGAAACTGCTTTTAGATTTAAAAAGAAGTTTACAGTTTCATTCTCTTCTGGTATTGCTACTGTTGCTACAGACGTTGTTACTGAAACATTCATTGGTACAGGAACATTAAATAATACACAGAAAAATGATTACTACATGCTTGTTGTCAATAATGCAGGAGCAAACGTAGAAACTTCTACATTGACTGGAACTGTCACAATTAGTCCGGGATCTACTACAGTAACTGGAACTTCGACTTCATTCACAACACAGCTAAACGCTGGCGATTTAATTAAAGTTAATAGTTTAACGAGACGAATTGCATCTATTACGAGTGCAACTTCGTTAGTATTAACAGCTACACATGCTACTGGAGCAACGGCAAATACATTTACTAAAATTATTCCTTCTGGTTCAGTTTTATCTCTTTCAGCAAATGGCGGTAAAGGAAGCACAAGAAATGTAACAATTTCTTCTCCAGGAACCGCATCAATCGATGTGCAAGAAGATGCAACATTTACTGCAGACATTATTGTTTCGATGGATCGTTCTGCAGCCAAAGAGAAAATTAAAACTCTAAACTATGCGACTCAAGCAAATATTAATCCAAATACACATATCAATGGAATCTCTGGTCCATTCGGTTTAGGATATGGAGATATCTATCAATTAAGAGCAGTATATCAATCGTCTTCGTTTGAGATTCCGGCAGTAACATCAAATACAAATGTCACATCGTATTACACATTAGACAACGGACAAAGAGACTACGCATACGAGCATGGAATAATTAAACCGTCCACAGGATATGTTCCGACCGGAAGATTATTGGCAGTTTTTGATAATTTTTCACACGATACATCACAGGGTGTTGGATATGCATCTATTGATTCCTATCCAATTAATGATACTATAGAATCAAATGTAACAATTTCTACTTCTAATATTCCAACATTTACAAGTCCAACAACTAAAGAATTTTATAAGTTGCGCGATTGTATTGATTTTAGACCAATCAAAACAGCAAATACATCTTTAAATCCTATTGATAACGGAACATATCAAGTTCCAACATTTGGACTTCGTATTCCTGAATCTGGTTCAGATTTTGATTCTGATCTAATTTATTATAAGGGTAGAGTTTCTAAAGTATATATTAATAATCGTGGTGTGTTTGGTATCAATGATGGTGTTCCCGCTCAAGCTGGAAATCAAAGATCCGAATCTCCACCAACAAAGCCAGACACATTAGAGATTGCTGAATTAATTATTCCCGCATATCCATCTGCACCATCTGATGTTAAAATTAGATTGTTGAAAAATAAACGATTTGCGATGCGTGATGTCGCAAAACTAAACGAAAGAGTCGAACGATTAGAATACTTTACAGCATTAAGTTTCTTAGAGAAACAAGCTACAGATACAACAGAATTAGATTTAGACGGCTTTGATAGATTTAAGAATGGAATTATTGTCGATCCATTTACTGGTTGGTCAGTTGCATCAACATCACTTGATGGTAAAGATTGTGCTATTGATAAGAAAAATAAATTCTTAACATGTTTACAAGACAACTCAAACACTATTGGCATTCGTTATGAGAATGCATTATCAACATCAATTTTAAATAAAGGTAACAAAATTATGTTACCGTTTACTGAAGTTGAAGCTGCAGGATTAAAACAACCTTATGCTTCTAGGCAATTAAGACTTGCAGAAGAATTAAACTTTGTTTGGACTGGTGAATTGAGCGTAATGCCATTTACCGATAACTTCTTTGATACAATAAATGATCCAGACAAAGCTGTAGTATACAATGACGATCAAGGCGCCGACAACTGGAAAGCATTAATTGCTGCTTGGAATACAGAAGTTGCGCCCCTAAATCAAAAATGGCTTGGTGGCACACAACAAACCTCAACTCAGGCCGGAACGAATCAAACAACACAAGTTGGCGGTTTCAATGTTAC